ATGCCTTGTGCATGAGTTCCAGGCTTTGACTTCTTAGCCTCAATGCTGTGACTTGGATCTCGATAACCTGATGTAATAGTAAAAGAGAAGCCACAAGCCTCTCTCAACTCATCTAGTTTTTTGACTAGCTCAACGCTAATCTCGTTATTGCCAGTCTCCTGACAATCAAATTCTTCTATCTTAAAATACTTAAACACTCTTAGCCTTTAGTATTGTTGGGTTCATAGCTTGACCTGCTGCAATCTGCTGCTGGCCTTTAGTCGATAGACTGCCAAGTAGACCGCCTTGCATGCCACCTATCTGTGGGCCACCTACAAACTGTTGCGGTGCAGAGTAAGGACTCAGTGCTGATCTATTAAAGTAAGCCTCGCCAAACTTTCTTCCTGTATTAAGGTCGGCAGTTTTTGCATTATTGATTTGATCCAAACGACTACGGACGTAATTACTTGTGTCATACACACCGTTTTCGTCATAAAAAGAAGGCTCTGGGCCAAGGTTTTGTGCATAAATATTAGCCATTGATGGGAGATTAACCTGACCCTGCTGAAACTGAGGTAATTGCGCCATCTGAGTCTCAAATCCAGCCAACATAGGCTGTTGAGCCATAGATCGTTGTAGAGCTTCAATTACTAACGGGTTGACTGTTTGAGTACCTCTAGGTGCAAAAAACTTACGACCTTCAATCAAGGCTTTCTGACCAGCAATCGCAGATTGTATTGACTCAAGCTCATCTTTATCTATTCCTGTTTTTTGATTAGATTGTTTTCGCATATTTGTTACAGGCTCAGGAAACAAATAATTAGAATTTATATTTAAAGTTTCTGCAAACTCTCTATTCTCAGGCGCTCGCAGAAAAGCTAAATCTGCATCAGATAGCTTTGTATTTGCATTATTAACACGTGGCGGCATAATCTACCCCTTAAACAATCCATAGCCCAACATACCAAGACCAGCCAACTGAGCAGCACTGTTACCGCCACCGCCTTCTGATGTGGATGTACCAATCTGACCAAGCTGAATACCGCTAATTCGACTACCCAAACGATCAAGCGCAGTCTCTGGGGCTTGTTGCCCAAACTGGAATCGCTCTCGTGCAGCGTTAATAAGTGCTTGGTTGTAACGCTCTTGCTGTGCACCTACCTGTGAGGCTGTCGTAGCGGGCGCTAGTAAGCCTTGCTGTGCTGACCCTAGTGCTGACATCCCTGCCAATTGATTGCGTAGGAGAGCCTCTGTAGCGGCTCCTGCGGTAGCTTCAGCAGCAGCTTGCTCTTGTACTCGCTGACGATCTCCGCCAAATGCACCCTGTTGGATAGCTCGACTACCAATTCCTGGTAGGATCTCACTTTGCAACTTAGCAATAGCTGGAGCCATTACAGCCTGACTTTGAGCTGACATAGGATCTAACGCAGCTTGAACTGCTCTAGCACCTGCCATACCTAAACCAGCTTGAGGAGCAATAGCGTCTAAAGCTAATTGCTGACCAGCTAAAGTATTCCCTGATTGACCTGCAACAGTTTGACCAGGGAAGAACTCTTGTGGCCCTGCTTCAAATGCAGCTTCTGATAAGCCGAATAACTTAGTTAAAGCCTTCTCCTGAGCTGGAAATGGCTTAGTCGTTGTTGTTGTATTTGCTGGAGCACTGCCGCCACCACACATAATTTACCTCTTTAATTTAAAAGTTCCACCCATGTGGATAAAGTTTTGGCTTTCTAAAACCTTTTGTGTTTTGTCTAAATTTATCTTTGTTGCTATTCCTATACAGACCTCAGAGACATTCTTTTTATCTCCAAACTCTATAAACCTATTAAGTAGGTCTATCCCTACCCTAGTGCCTCTTAATTCTTTGCACACAAACCAACTATAATCACTGAGTATGGTTTCAGGCCCAAAAAAGTATTCACTAACTCCGCCAGCAATAAACCCAACTAGCTTTCCATTTTTTTCTGCAAAGTAAAAGCATTTGTCATCACTGTTTAATATATCAAAGAATAATAACGCAGCTTTTTTATCATCAAACTTAGAATCCTTAAACGATCCTTCTTGGTGTACATCTTTGCTTAACCTTAAAGCTTCAAGTAAGTCCTCATCAACAGCCTCTCTTATTACTACTTCACCCATCTCTCGCCTCTCTCGTTACTTATCTTTCGCCTGTATTATTATCCAGTTTGCACCATCGCTGAATAAAGTGATACCTTCAAAGTTCCTGTTTATCTCATAATCTGTTGTGCTGCCATCTATAGTAAACGCACCTGGGTCAAGAGCAACCTTATGGTTAGCGTCTACAGAATCATCACATACTACTCTAATCGTTCTGTATTTCTGTACGCTTGGATCTGGCAAGGTAACAGTCCATGTGCCTGTCGATGTTCTTGAGTGTTTTACAAGCAAAAAGTCAGACAAGTAATCATAAGCATGAGTCTCGCCAGTATTGCCTGTTAAGACGTAAGGCTCTGTGTCAGAGCTTGCAAATCTAATCCAGCCTAGGTTTCCGTCAACATCCTTGTTTAAATAGTCATAACGGTAAAGACCTCTACCTCTGTGACCGTTAAATGTGTTTTCCTCACCATCAGCATACATAATCATACCGATCTTAGGATCTGTAACAGGAGCCGCAACAGGTATAAACGTAAGAAGCTTTTTCATGTCTTCTATGCGTTGATTGAGTCTTCTTAACTCCTCTTCAATTACTGGACGATTATATTCTTCAGTCAGCACTATCGCTCACCCTCAAATCTACCCTGTACAACTAGATCGGTTAATGTCCAATCATCCGAAGACCCTGAGCTCTCAACCTTAATATGAATGTATCGACCAGCAGCTCTAACTGGAAAGCTTTTAAATGAGTCATCAATTAAGAATGAGTCTTTATCTAAGTATGTAGGTTCTGCATCTACAGTGCTAGAGAACCCAATAGACATTCTCGGAGATCCGTTACCTTCTTTACCTACGCGAATAGCTGTGATCTCTTTGATTCTATCTGCGTTGTTAAGATCGTGAGCCTTGGTAATAGCTGACACTGTTTGATTAACGGCTGTGTCAGGATTTTGTAAATTAGGAGTATCTCCTTCAGTGTACAACCATCCATTGGAATCAGCAGATAACGCATCATGGAATATACCTCTATCAAGGTATGCAGATATTCTTGATGTTCTAATGCCCCACTGACCAGTTTTGTAGTTGTAGTATATCTCTTCGTTTATGCTGTCTGTGCCGCCTTTAGGTATACCCCAAACACATTCATTCTCTTTAGAGTTCTCAAAAGCGTAAACCTGTGCAAGCTCGTTATCAGACACGTTATCTCTGAAGTATTGGTTCATACCGCTTTCGCGACCAATCATTCTTACAGATGCTCCGTCAGTCATAAAGAAGCCATCTCTACTTAATCCGTAGTTAGTTCTACCAACAGACACAACAGAGTTTGGTGATACAGCGCCTACACTTCCTTCTAAAGCAACTTGATAGCCAAAGATATTAGGAAGACCAACATAGCTAACAAGAAACATCTGTGTCTCTGTGTATACGGCAAGGTTAGTACCTAACTGAGTAACGCAACGAATGGGTGTTTCTGCTTCACGAATCAAAAGACTACCAGCAGTGTTTGTTGCTGCTGCTGTCCATGTGTCTAAGTCGTCTGCACTACACCACGCAAAGCTTGTACTATAATCTACATTGCCTTTGCTGTAGTTAAACGCAAGCATGTGTGGCCCTTGACGATGGAAGCACTCAAGAGAGTCAAAGTCGATTTCAGGAACCGTTAGCTTTATTTGAGATGCAGTCCCGCCATGAGCGTTGGTTAATGTTACAACCTCATTATTAACGTACCCAGAGCCAAAGTTAGTTATCTTAAAGTCTACTAGCTTTCCGCTATCTACACCTGTAACCGTAACTGTTAATCCACTTCCAGAGCCAGTCGTGCCAGCCTGAGTTAGCGCATCGTCCACCACATTAGCAGTTCCATCAACGTGTACTGTAGCGCCACTAACTTCATCGTTATGGTATGTATTAAAGTTTACATTGTTCTTCTTAATTACTGGCTTAGTTGAGCCTTTTGCGCCAACTACAAACGAACCAAAAGTCTCGAAGTCCCATTGATCTGACTCATTAACCGCTTCATCCCAACTTGTACTAGAATTGTCCCAGTTTGTTTCAGGCAATGTCGCTAGACTTGATCCGCTTGTGCCGTATGTTTCTGTTGTTGATGTTCCAGTTTGAATTGAAATTACGTTAGACGGAGTGAAGCCTGATCCTGTTGGGTAGCTTACAGTCCATGTAGCGTTTGGGTTTGGGCTTGAATAACCAGTTAAGCCTGAAAGAGTTACAGACTCTCCAGGTATCAATCCATGATCGCTATCTGTTGTTATTGAGATAGTTCCGCTTGTTATGGCCGCAGCAGTTATTGTTAGAGCTTCGCTTGAATCCCAAGTCGTTCCAGCAGAGTTTCTTATAAGAGTGTAGCCAGATCCAACGGTATTAAAAGAGCTTGAGCCAGCTGGAGATGCTGTTGAGTCAGACTGAACATACGAGTATATGTTGTTTAAGTCTGCAACATAAGCAACCTTAGTGCCGTACTCACGAGTGGCTGTAAGCCCTCGCATTGGCGTGTTAGACGACTGAGGAGACTCTTTGTAATCATGTATAGGCGAACGTCCAGCCTTTCTACGCATACCAAACTCGGTATACTGCACACCGTCAACAGTCTCCCAAAATGGGATCTTACGGTCAAATCTTTCTGGATATACGCCAGTCTTTAGAAGCTCTGAGGCATCTATTTTAAAACCACCGCTTTTATCAGTTTCAAATGGCATTGACTAATCCTAAGCTGTTCGTTTCCAGATATAAGTAACTATGTATGGCTGTAAGTTGTTGTGTGGTTGATCGGCAGTTACTGTATTTCCTGTTGCTGTTTCAACAATATCACTAGTGAGTCCGATTGTTGGATTGGTTGAATCGCCTCTAATTTCATAATTAACGCTATCTGCGTTTCCTAAACCTCGATTCGAGAAGGTTGTTTTTGTAGGAGCTGATGCCGCATTAATGTTAGCGTTAAACACATGGTGCATGTGACTAGCCATCTCGTCATCAGTAAGTTTATGGTTACTTTCACCACCAACTTCTTGCGCTGTATCAAAGGCAGCATTTTTAACGAGTAAACTAGAACCTGTTAAAGCACCATCGCTAACATTTGTCGCTGTGTAGACAATGTTTGTAGATGTTGTGCTATCAACTGTAAACGTGCCATTAGCGTCAGTATCGCTTGTAAAACCGCTAACAACGATTGAATCGCCAGCAGATAGTGAATGACTCGCAACAACAAGTGTGACTACGTTAGATGAAGAGCTTGCAGAGGTTATTGTAGTGCCAGTATCAAGACCTACAATAGTACGACCTGCTGCATACGCTTCCCAAGCACCGAATGTAATACCGCTAAAGAAGTAATCAGCATCACCTGGATCAGTCGCTACAGTAGTTGTTAGCAGACTTCCTACTGGGTACAAACCGCCAAGGATAGTCTCTAGTAGAGTCTTTTCCTTAGAGATAGTTAGGTTTAATACCTTCCACTCATCTTCACCTGAGTCATATACAAACTCGTAGTAACCGCCAGCAACAAGATCGCCAGCAGCTAGAGATGAGCCATCAGCTTTCTTTATATTTTTATTGCCAGTGCTGTTTACATTTAAAGTAGGTGATGTATTTGTATTAGACACTGCAACTTCTAATAAAACTCTTATGCCATCAACAAGGGTAAATGTCGGGACATCCGCAAAAGTTGCCGTAAGAGTTACAGAGTTAGCTGTTGTAGCTTTATCAGTGCTTGCTCGTAACAGGCGGTTAATCTCATCAGCCGCATGACCAAAGTTATCTCTAACGCTAGAGGTTGTAGCTGTACCCGCAGTTGGGTTCGTTCTTACTATTGATGAAGTCATTAGACTAACGGGCCTCCATTGGCTGCTATACTTTCGTCTTTAATTCGTGCTCTGCCAACGCCTTGCTTGGCTCGTCTTGCTTGTACGTTTGCAACACCTTCGTCAACCATACCTTTAAAGTATGCTACTCGACCATCGTCTTTTAGATAGACGTAAGCTTCGTGTAGTGCTGCATTTAAATAAATATCTTGCAGTAATACAGGGCCACTATCGCCACCGTTTAAATCCTTGTCTGCGCTATATAGAACGCTAAACGCATCTGTATTATCTGCTGCTGGTGTTGGCGCAAAGTAAATCTTATCGCCAGACACTGAATATCGTGTTACTGATCCACCTTCTGCTGCGTAGTCAAGAAGCTCTGACATTGATACGGCTTCTACTCTACGACCTTTCGAGTCTGATACGCTAATAACGTATTTAGTACCTACTGGTAGAGTTGTAGCCTGAGCTACAGGAGTGATCTCTGCGAGAATCTCTTGCTCTACGATAGATAGTCTGCGGTTTATTTTTAATTGCGCTAACGTCAAAAAGTCAGGTATCTGAGCTGACAAGTCTGATCTATTTAACCAATCGGCTATTGCTGCCTGTAGGTCTGCGTTTGTTGATAAAGCCATTACAGTCTCGCTGTTGTGGTTTTCATATAAGGGTAGTGTGTTTCGATGATTTT